GCTGTAACCTTTACCATTATATCTCCAGATTGTATATCTGGGAGTGAAGGAATATAATATGCAGTTCCTCCAAAATTTAATTCTCTTTTTCTAACAAATTCGTTTTGATCTTCAAACCATCCATTTTTTCTGTCTATAATATTATTTACTAATAAAACCAACCACGAATAGGATGTAGTTCCATAAAATCTAGCAGATACTGCTTCTGGTGATTCTCCTTCTTGAATATAATAATCAAAAAAGGCATTATTATTCTCTACATTAGAAAATGATATATTATTGAATATATCAGTTAAAGTTATTTTTCTTCCATCCAACTCGTATATGAATGTTTCGTAATTGTCAAATAGCATTTTACTTTTCCGATTATATTGAAGTTGCTATGGGGTTTCGTATACCACCAGAAGTAATTACACCAGATCTATTTGTTATCAATGTTGATAATTCAGTACCCGCACCAGTAACTCTAACTGCTGGTTCAAGTTCTTGAAATATCAAAGTTAAAGTGTACGCTATGGGTTTGAAAACACCAAGTCCATCACTCAATGCTGATAACGAATTAGCATCAATTGCTATTTTTTTAGATTTTACTGCTTTCAATACAGATATTTGTGGATAACCAGACCAATCTGGATCAAACTTATAAGCATCTAGTGGACCTATTCCAAAAATCCATAATGGAGGATGGTAGAAAAAAGTAGACTTGGCATCTAATAAAGATAAAGCAGTAGGGAGAGATAATGCTTCAAATGCTCTTATAATTTCTCCTGCTTTTCTAGAATCTTCTACGCTTAAACATGGCATGTATAATGAAATTTCATAAGATCTTACCTGACCACCTGGTTTATATACCTGATCTGTAAAGTCAGATTGAATTATTTGATTATACCCACCCAATTCTAAACCTTTATTTGCTGCATACTTTGCTGTTTCCATTGCAATTCTTGCTACCAAATATTTTGGATTAAACATCAATGCAATATCAGCAGCAGTCATAAGTCCTTTAGTTGCCGATACACCCATACTAACGATATCCTCTTCATATATCTTTTCTTCTGGTTTGTATGTGTGTTGAGTTGTAGATACAAATTGTGCTGGTGCTGGGACACAAATCAATGATTTTAAATTTGTCATTGCTGGTATGCTTACCAGATTTTGTGATCTATTATATGCGGAAGCTCTACCAGCAGCACTTGCGTTATAGTCATAGCAAAAGAATTTCATCCATAAAGGTATAGCACTAACAACATTTTGTTCGTTTGGGAAAATGTATATCTTTTTTCCCTCTGCTATTGATGCTATGTTTCCGGAAAATGCCATTTAATTCCCCTAAATATTTAGATGCCCTATAAAACTAAATTTATACCTAAAAACACTACAAAATATATAGGCGACCATGAAAAAATAATTTGTAGATCTTTATGGGAGAGAAAATTTTGCAAATTCCTTGACGAAAATGTAAATGTTATAAGATGGTCATTTGAGACTCTAAAAATACCTTATATATCACCAATTGACAATAAACAACACATTTATTTACCTGATTTTATAGTAGAGAAGAAAAACAAATTTGACGAAATTGAAACTTTGGTTGTAGAAATAAAACCATATAAACAAACACAACAACCAAAACATAAGAAAAATAAAAGTAAAAAGTCGATTTTAACGGAAAATATAAATTATTCAATAAATATTAGTAAATGGGAAGCAGCAAAATTGTTTTGCGAAAAACATTCTTGGAAATTTGTAATCCTAACAGAAAAAGAGTTATTCAATGCCAATAAGTAACACTATAGTCGAATTTAGAGAAGCAGTCCTCAAGAAAGGAGGACCGCAGATAGCAAGTAAGTATAGGGTTACTCTTACAGATTATGCAGCAAATTCTTTATTGTGTTATCCCCTAGCAGTAATCATACCTGGTAGAAATTTCTCATTTTATGAACATGATATATGGGGTCCAATTCGAAGAATACCAAATAAAAGAGGATATACCCAATGCAATATGACGTTTTTGGTATATCAAGATTGGACTGAACGTAAATTCTTAGAAACATGGATGAATGAAATAGTTTATGACAATTATCCAGTTCCATTTTCAAATACTTTAACTGAACCACCACAAAGTTCAAATTTTGATGATTTTTTATCCAATAGATTTAGTGGTCTTGCAGAAAGTGTATCTCCGGTCTTTACTGAAAATTTTTCAGAAGCTTTAAGTATTGGAAATGTGAAAGATTCTGTTTCTAGTGGAAAGTATAAAGATTACATAAACTATAAAGGTGGTATAGGACAAGTCATGATAGAGTGTTTATCTTCTAATTCAAATGATCAAGTTACATCTTCGTTTGTGTTGGAAGAATGCTTTCCTTCTCAGATAAGTCCAACTTCATTAGCATCGGATGGAACTGGTTATCCATCATTTACAGTCTCATTCCAATACAACACATATTATCAATATTGAGGTTATTATGAATAAATTAGTTGAAATTTTAAAGAATTCTTTGCCAAAGTATTTTATAGAACAACCATCTACAAGAAAAAAAGTTTCGTTTAGACCTTTTACTGTGAAGGAAGAAAAAAATCTAATTATAGCAAATCAAACTGGTTCGCCTAATGATTTTTTATTAACTTTAACTGAAGTTATAGATTCATGTTTTGATCTACCAGAAAATTCAAAAAAACTTCCTGTATTTGATGTAGAATATTTCTTTATTAGTCTCAGATCAAAGTCGATAGGAGAAATATTACAAACAACATTTGTATGTCCCAAGACAAATGAAAAAATAAACATAACACTAAATTTAGATGACATAAAACCAGTATTTGATGAAAATCATAAAGATATATTTAATATTGGTTCTAAATTAAATATTAAGATGAAATATCCAACTATAGAATATTTACTTAATACTACTAACAATGATTATTATGACATGTTGGTTGACTGTGTTGAGCACATTGAAACAAAAGACGAATTGATTCATTCTAAAGAAGTTTCAAGAGAGACTATAATAGAATTTATTGAAAATCTATCGAAAAAAGATTTTGACATGTTAATTAATTTTTTCAAAACAATGCCAAGGATAGAAAAAGAAATAAATTATAAAACAAGTGATGGTGTTGATCGATCAATAATATTGAAGGGGATGCGTGATTTTTTTCGATAGGCCTCAGCCATATAAGTTTAAATTCTTTGTTTAAATTAAATTTTAATTTGGTACATATACAAAAACAAAATTTATCTGACATTGAAAGTATGATTCCTTGGGAACGAGACTTATTTGTGGAACAACTGAGGCAGCACATAGAGGAACAAAATCTAAAGAGTATACAAGCAAAGGCAAATTCAAGATATGGATAAAAGAGAACAAACAAATTCAGAATTAGAAAATAGTTTAGGATCTAACTTAGTATTCTTACATAAAAATAATAATTTAGATAATGAACTTCAAAAATTTGAAGATGTGAGTTCTTTGCAAAATTCAGGTTCAGTTAATAATTACAATATTAATGTAAATATTGACAAATCTACAAATACTAGTGGAGAAAGAACAAAAACCGAAACTAAAAATATTATACAAAATGTTATAAAAAATAATACTACAAATAACATTGAAGATTTAAAAAAAAACTATACAACAAATTACGATGATGTAAGTGATAAATCGTATGTAAATATTATTGATAACAAAATAGAAAATAAAAATATCTTAAAAGATGATTTTATTCCAACAACAAATTTAAAAAATGAATATATCAATATTGTAAATACAGAACAAAGTGGTATGCCAATAAACAATGATTTTGGTGGATTCATACCCGACGAATCCAAAAATATTACCAATATATCAAATTTAAGTAAAACCACTGAAAACAATTCCAACACAAATTCGACAAACAATTCGTATAATTTTGAAAATAAAGAAAATAAGTTATCGATAAATCAAAATACAGATAAAATTGATTCTAATTCAAATACTAATACTAGTGTTTATTCCAATATATTAAATAATGGAAATAATTCTTATAGTTTTGAAAATAAAGAAAATAATAATGTTAACAATGTTATTAATTCTGAAAATATTAATTTACAGAATATAAATGAAGTAAATTATGAAAATGGTTTTGTTAGAAACTATAGTTATTCTGAGAAAAATGGTAACACAACAAATAATATCACTAATGAAAATACTTATTCATTAAACGATATCATTAAAAATTCATTAGAAATAGAAAAACCTACTGAAAATATGAATAATGGAATTTTTACACCAGATCAGATATCAAATCAAAGAAATTTATACGAAACCAATAATTATCAGAATATTCAAACTGTAAAAAATACATCATTTTATGATAATATAGAATCGGAAACTAGAAACTTTAAATTAGAAAAAGAAAAACAAAAAGACATGGCAGAGAGAACTGCTATTCAAATGTCTAGAATAAAAAGTTCTGATAAATCTGAAGACGAAAAACAAGCACAAGAGATGAATGAAAGTTTAAGAGATAACAGAGGAACACCATCTTCTATAGTTCAAGCTGGTAATTATGATTCACCAGGATATAGTCACATTAATACTCCTCATATTAATGATGTAGATAATATCATGCTAAAAATGAACAGTCCTCCGGTTTGGAGGACTGTTCTAGGATAAGGAAGAGAAATTTGTTTTAGTTTTCTGCTAGTTTCTGAAAATAACTCAGAGCATCAGATTCATCATCAACATCTTCTTCAACTGGTTTCTTTGTCTTTAGATTTGGTTTCTTTTCTACAAGTTCTTCAGACATATCTTCTGCTGTCTTTTGAGCAGGAGCAGCACCACGAATATCTCCACCAAGAACTTCATATAGACGTGCCTTAAGTTCATCATAGGACTTAAAGTTAGAAGCATCAATCAACGGAAGTAGAGGATATTGTGCTTTCCAAATCTTTTCCAACTTAGAATCATCATCTGAAAGTTGTGAAGAAGAATCAAACTTCGATGCATCATAATTCGTATATCCGCCTACCTTGCGAATCTTGATACGGAAATTTGCACCTTTCCAAAAATCAAATGGATTGATTGCTTCTTCGTCTTGAAACTCTGGTTTCATAACTTGTTGAATCTTCTCAAAGATCTTAGTTCCAAACTTATAAAGGAATACCTTTCCTTCATTCTGAGGATTCGATGGATCCGATACAACATAAATGTTGGCAATGTATGTCAACTTACGCTTACGAACTCTTGCCAAATCCTTATCAGATTCAAGACCTGAATTCCATAGTTGATTATTCAATTCTCCAACAGGATCTTTTTGACCTAAAGTTGTTAGAGAATTTTCAATGTACCAACCTCCTGTACCTTGAAATGCGTGGTTGTATACCTTTACCCATGGTACATCTTCGCCATCGACTGGAGGAAGGAATCGAATAATTGCGAAACCATTTCCAGTCTTATCTTGTTCTGGTCGCCAAAATCGATCATCTTTATAGTCTTTAGACTTTGTTTGATCTTCCATTTTCTTAATAAGATCATCGATTCCATTTTTTGACTTCTTTTTCAAATCGCTAAAACCCATAATTGTCTACTTTCCCCAAGGATCTACCTTGGTCTTGATGTTTTGTGGGAACTCCCCACTTTGTTATTTTACTATGATAAATATTACTTGTCAAGCAAGTGGTAATTTATTTTTAATTTTTGGTAAAAAATTTAGTTCTCTTGCTTCTTTTTCTATTTTTTCTAAAAGAGGTTGAGATAAAAGTTTAGGTGCTAATGAAAAATCAAATGAATATTCTTCGAAGAAATATACAACAGCATCCATATATGATGTGTTTTTTTCCTTCACATACTTTTCAACTTTTTTAGAAAATTCTTCTTTTGTTATATTAAATATCATTTGTATATTATACCACGTTTTAAACCATTGTCAAGACTAAGTATATATAAGATAAAAGGGAATAATAAATGGCAGTATATACCGCTGATAACATTGAAGTTTCAATAGCGAATTCGAACACCGCAGTCATTGCAACTGATTATGGTACAAGTGGAGCAGTAGGTTTTAGTGCTTCACATGCTCAAATATCAAAACTAGCATGGGGAGATGAAAATTACACATATAGAGTAAATGAATCTTATCCTGCACCTGTCAAGATATATGGTTCAACAGGTTCTGCTATTGGCGTATCTGGAACTATATCCGGAACTGGCAGCTTCTATGTAAGAACAAACACTGGCATCCCTCTGGTTGTTATTGGTTCTACTTTATCAACTGATGCTCCTGTTGGAATATCTGGTTACATTCAAGGTTTAACAAATGGAAGACCTGTTGGTGTTACTGGATATGTAAATATTTTAAACAGCGTTGCTATATTTGGTGTAAGTGGAGCAACTGCTATTGGTGTAACTGGTGGAAGACGTTTAAGTTACACAACAGATAGTGTTTATGTTTATGGTGATGTTGGAATTAGCGGTGGATTCCAGTTAACAGCATTTGATGATTCTGTATCTGTTTATGGTCCTGGTGGATCAACATACGTAGAAACGAATTTAAATGTTGGAGGATTTGCTCTAGGTAGATCTGGAGATTCACTTAAAGTCGCGGTAACTAACGCTGGATTTACATTCTCAGTTTCTGTATCTGCTACTACTGGAGTTACAAACAGTGGTGGTCCATTAAGAATACAAGGATATACTGGAACTGGAGATCCTGTAACCATACAAGGAACTCTGTCTGGTGGAGCAATTGAAGTTGCTGCATATTCTACTTTACCCGTTGGTGTATCTGGATCTGTTACAATAGACGATACTGATCTAATAGATGAAATTGATTCTTTAAAAACAAATATTAATACTGTAGCAGCAAATGCTGGATATGCTTTAGATATTTTAAATCTAATCAATGCATCTGGCAATGGTGCTAAAGTAATTGTAAATTCTATTACCAAACCAAATAGATTCTTCCATGGACAAAAGACTTTATCTACGAGTCCAATTCAAGTTAGCTCGGAAACGATTAGGTCTGGAATAACAATAAAGTCTTTAGCATCAAATACTTCTGATGTTTATATTGGTAATTCGTTAGGTGTATCGACATCAACTGGATATGTTTT